ATTATTTATACTATTTATAACATTGATAATTGTTTTAAGATATTCGATGGAATCTGTGATTATGCCAATTTTCATGTTATATATTTTTATTATGTTACTATATGTTACTATATTATTTAATAATATTTACCTAATAAAAATATTATTAATTATTTTTTTTTCAGCAATTATCTCGAATTCCGAATTCTTAATTAAACATCAAGTCGAGACAGTTCAACATTGTCTTTTACAAAGGCGAATCGAATTTTGTACTTGTTAAAAAAATCGGTCACTGAACTTCCGCCGCCGCTGCCATATCCACTGGAATAAATGTCCCACGCGTCTTGCGGGCCAAGCGGCGCCTTATTATAGGTTGCCATAGTAATGAATCCGTCAAACCCGTTTTTGGAACCAACATACAATGATCCGGCGCTTAAACTCCATGTTTTTGCCAAAGCATTTGTTTGAACCAGTTTTCCGTTGATGAAAATGTCAATAGAACTTCCGTTGTTTACATTTAATATGATGGATACCCATGTTTGCAGCGGTATATTTGGAATTGAAGGAATTACCGTGTCGCCGCTGTTTCCTAAAGACACGTTCAGCGTATTGTTATCTTTACCTAAACTAATCAGCAAATTGGGATCTGTTTTTTTCGAAGAGTCGGATTCCGAAGATATGATTGGTTTGTCTACCGATGTTGATTCCCAGTCATTCACATAAATCCACATGGAAAGGGCAAAACTATAGTTATTGTCGGGTATAGACAAAGATGATTGAGTTTTTGCATCTTGCGATCCGCTAATTACAGTAGTTGAAGAGGATGAAGAGAGCATTGTCCAAACGAAATACACAATGACGATGATGAGTATAATAATAATAATTGTTGACCAAGAAAAATCCATTTTACTTTGATTTTTAAATACTTATTTTTATTTCTATATATATATATAACTTGTAATATTTTTTTTTATACAAGTTATTTTAAATTATTTGCATTTATTTAATTAAAAACTATTTAATTAAATAAATGCAAATAATTTAAAATTTTATCTAAAAGTTGGGTTTTAATGGCGGGTTTAACAGTTTATGCGTGTTATAAATCCAAGAAATGCCCTGAGAGCCCACGACATCTTTGTAATATACCACATTGCACGCTTGACCGTATATTCCAGAATCGGAACCAACAATCAACGTTTTTGGCAATTTTGGAATAATATTTGGCGTTGAACTTTCTAAATGGTTGTTTAAAAATATATCCATAATGCCATTATTGTTAAAGTTGATGAATAAATGATTCCATCTTTGTAAAAGAACTGGATTTGGAACAATAACCTGTTTTTGACTATTATTATTATTATTTGTGCTCGTTTGAACATTCACGATCAGCTCATTGGTCGCCGGATTAAATGACACTTGCGGCGCTCCGCCATTGCCGTCTCCGTTTGTTGCAAAGTTCAATATGTTTATGCCGTTGCTTCCAGACGAATAACTGTTAAGCGGTTCAGGGTGAATATAAAACCATGCGGAAACTCCATAACTGTAGTGCGGACTATTTGTTTTAACATTGTCTGCAAGAGACGGCGTCAAAGAAACTGTCTGGCTGTTATCTGAAGGGTCGGTTATAATGACATCAAACGGCTCACTTTTCTTTTCAAGCGGCAGCACTTTATCCAAAATAACTTCGCCGTTATGATTAACGATTGCATCGAATACGCTTGGAAGGAAGAAAATTAAAGCAATGAATAAGATTTCGAATGCTAAAAGAATGACGTATGTCCATTGTCGTTGTGCCAATTTGAATTCGTTTCGAAAATAATCGGCCAAGTTCAGAAACAAACATGGGATGTAAATCATAATTTTAAATATTAAACTCGACCACGTGGGAGGTCCAGAAACATAATTCGGGGCTTCGGCTCCGATGAATCGTACAATCATGGCCAGAATACCGACAAGGATTGCGATATTAAGGATAAATAAAACCGTGTTTGCAATGATGGGCACGTTGGTGTACACGTGTAGAACAGCGAGAATCAGACCTATTACTATGCCGATGATTATCGCATATTTTAAAAAGGAGGTTATAAAGGGTATAAATGCTTCAACGCCCATTACGAGCAGCGATAAAAGCGCAAATCCAATAAATAAAAACAGGAATAAAAATATCGACTTATTGTCTGAAACCACTTGATAGGGCTGTTTTGTATAAATATAATACACCAAACCCAAATACATGAGAAAAATAATCAACATTGAATTTTTAATGAGGGTAACTAGCGCACCTTTCACAAAATAGTTACACAAAAATGTTATAATTTTGTTTATAATGTAGAGGGGATCGGATAAGGACGCGTCGCTAAAAAATGCATTCACCAAATTAGTTACATTCTCACCTTTTATAATTGTGAGGTATAAAATGTACAGGACGATGAGTCCAACAATGCAAGACATTATGATTCCGGCTAGCGTGTTTATCAAAAAGAGCAGTTCTGAAACTGCGACTAAAACATATAAAATGATATAAATTGTAGACAAGTTGAAAACGATTTTTAAGAAGGCGGCGGATAAAAGTATAAATACAAATGCTGCGGAAAACCACCATTGATTTTTAATAAAATTATGACTGTACCCATATGCTAAAATGCACAAGACGACAAGGGTGATAAGTATTGTAAAAAATTTAAAGGACGCTCCAAAATCAGAAATGGAATCTTTGACTTTTATAGCTTTCATCATGAATGCATCTTTATCCATCTACTAAAGCAACGGTCACTAAATTAACAAAATAAAATAAATAGATGAAATAAAATAATAAAATAATAAAATAAATTTAATAGTTGTAGTATAATATGCCTATATAAAATATAATTACAACAAGTGTACAAATAAATATGGCCAAAATGGACGGATTATTATTCCACCCCGTTTTGTTTAAAGATGTCGTTGTAATGTTGATACCAAATAGTATTGAAAAAATAATTGCAGCGTGCAATAAAATTGTATAGGGGCTAAATTCCGTATTCATAAAAAGTTGAATTAATCGTGTTATAAATTTTGATGCAAAATCGAATTGTTTGATGAATAATATTATCAGCGATAGAATTGCTATGACTGTAAACGATATATTTACGGGATCGCCTTCTTCGTCTCCAAAGGTTGCGTCGTGTCTAAAAAATACGATAATGCTGGATATCCAGAGGATCACATACATGATGATTGAAAAAATATTCATGGGAGCGCTTAAATTATCTGTAAAATTTTTTGGGAATATCTGAAACATTTTCAAAAATGCATTTGGAATATTTACAAAGGACAATAATGTAAAAACTATGGTTGTTATAATAAAAGATAAAAATGTGGACCACCCGGCATATGCCCAGCAATTGGAACCATTCGCGCAACTTGTGCGCAATACATTTAAATAATAGAAGAACAGCCCAAAAATGAATACAATAATGCTGCCGACAATTCCCTTAAAAATAAGATGGATTGCATCCATTTTATATAAAATAGTGACTACAATTGCTAAAAAGGGGATTACGGCGGTAAAAATTGCCGCAATATTTCTAGAAATGTGACTATCGTTCGGATTTTCATTTAAATCGATTTCCGATGAAACCAACCAATAAATCGATATCATCCAGAATGCGTAGGTTAAGATCGGGAAAAGAAACATGTTCAACAGGGTGGACAAGCTGTATGATGTAATGTTTAGGTTGAAACCATAATTGTAAAGAAAGGTTAATACCGATGCACCGATCCATGTGCCTGTAAACCAGCCGGCGACCCATTTTTCATCTAAAAAATATAGCGGAATATTAATAACGATGCATAATAGCGCAATTAAAATGAGTTTTGTTAAAGTTGTCATTGTTCCCATTGTTCCATTCCCGTTACTATTTATTGACTGCATTTTATTTAATTTTTTATTTAATTTTTTATTTAATTTTTTATTTAATTTTTTATTTAATTTTTTATTTAATTTTTTAGAAGATTCTTAGATATATTATATAATATAAAATTATTTATAAAATATACAATACAACAATACAACAATACATACAATACATACCAATGAATGAATAAATAATGATATTCTAAAAGTTTTCAAATGCCGTTTTTTTTCCGTGACAATCTCGGCACAGTGCCACTAAATTATCGACAGCATTGGAACCTCCGTATTCTAAACGGATTTTATGATCGACTTCAAACCATCCTGGAAGCTGGCGTTTGCATTCGCCGCATTTCCATCCTTGTTCAGCTGCGACAAATTTCTTTTTGGATTCGCTGACGCTGCGTTTTGTGGACCCTCCTCCTCCAGTTCCCGTCGTTTTTCCCGAACTCATTATTTTATTAACACTGTTTTGTTCTCGCCGATTAATGGTGTCGCCATCGTTATCTCCTCCATCACTCTTGCTAAAAAATGAGCGCTTATTTGTCATGTCGAAAAATGGGGTCAACATGTCGGCAGATTCGCGGCTAATGGGCATGTACTTGATCAATTCATTGGCGTGGTGCATAATGGTCTGAGAATTCGCCGGATTTTTCTTCATGAATAAATACATGGACAAACCGAAAAATCCAATCGTTGCCATTTTTATATATTTTCTTGCATTCGTCGTTTCCACCATTTTAAAGTATTTTCCATCATAATACGTATTTAAAACCAATGCGGCGGTAATAATAAAAATAATAAACTCGAATTTAAATTTCATCCTTGTACCACGTATATTGTTTTACTTGTTATTATAATAAAATACTATTTTATAAAATACTATTAGTTTTAAAATAATAATAAATATACTAAATATAATAAATATAATAATAAAATATAAAATGATTATAAATATAGCAGTTGCAATTACTAAAAATGGAGGGATTGGACAAAATGGGGGTTTGCCGTGGCCTCATTTAAAAGGCGATATGGCACTATTTTCAAAGCGAACAACGGGTGCAGGAAATAATGCTGTACTCATGGGTAAAAATACGTGGTGCAGCATTCCGGAGAATAGGCGCCCACTAAAAAATAGAACCAATATTATCATTTCTAGCTCTTCAAGTTTACAATTGACAGCATCTTCGTCTTGTTGTCACATATTTTCTTCTATAAATGACGCGATTGCATTTTGCGAAGCTGCAAAGTATGACGAGCTGTGGATTATTGGCGGAAGTCGAATATACAATGATTTTTTAAATACGTATTGCGATAAAATAAATCGCGTATACATTACATGTGTTTGTTCCAATCATGATTGCGACACATTTATAGATATTCCAGCGGATAATTATCTTGTTGAAGAAAAAATATACAATGCGGCTGAAAATTGTTATTATTTGACATGTGTCCATAAAATGCGCGTAAATATGATAGAGTCATTAGAGACAAATGGAACAATGGAAACCTTATCAAATGTTTTATCCATCATCGGATAATGATTAGCGGTAGAATGATAAACAAGATTGTGAATGTGCATAAAAACAAAAATTCTCGGTAACGATTATCATTATGATGATAGCAATGAAGACGACAAGTGCGTGTCTGGTTATTCTTATTACAACTACCTATATAATAATAATCTTCGTATTGGGGGGAAAGACAATGATTTGAAATGATGTCGCGCAGCATTTCAAATGTAATCATTTTGGGATATGGTTTTAATGGTGATGTAGTAAATGCAGATAAAAGCAGAGTCATGAGTTTCTTGTCGGGATAAATGTTGGTGGGATTCATAACATCCTGAAGATGGTTTTGTTGAATGTATGCATCAATTTTGCGCGTGACTTCTATACGCGACATTTTTTTATTGGCGGGTTCACCTATGAATTCTGCAAGTTGTGGTGTTATTTCGCACATGAGTCGTTTGCTTTTTATCATGATGGAATGGATTGAAACGACGAGAATGGATTTTATTTTCAATTTTATGAATTATTTTATTTTTATTTTCTTCTAACTGTTTTTCTTTTATTCTTTTTATTCTTTTTCAAAGTATTCATTTTTGTATTTCGTGACCCATATTTTCTTCCTCCAAATTTGATCAAATGATCACATTTTTTTTTCATACATTGTAGTTGTTTAGTATCCAGCGATTTTAAACGTGATGCATTATAATGATTTATTGCGCAATTGGAGTATGATTTGATATTTTGTTTTGACGGATTTTTTTTCAAGATGCATTTTTTTTTCAACGACTGCAAGTAAGGGTCCCGTTCTTTTTTCATAACTTTTTCGGGAATGCAGTTGGCATCTTGGCATTGTTCGTATGACATTTTTTTATACCCACCCATTGCCATAATAGCAGGAGCAGGGGGTGGGGGGGGAGGTGGTTCAAAACCATAAGGATATAATGATAATGATTCGGTTTTACAGGTGGGACGACGTCCATTGTTTTTAGTTTTTTTTGATGTTTTTGTCCACGCATAATGTTTATTTGTATCATGTGGATAAGGATTTACTCTACCTGATTGTATCGGTATATTATCTTCTTCTTGTTCCTCATTCATCAAATAAGCTAATTCAACATCGTTATTAAAATCCATTTTAAAATAAATATATATTTACACCATATATATTTAAACCGAGATTATAATTTTTATTTTTATTTTTTCTTTACAACCGGGACCCACTTGTAAACACCATTTTTATCTGCGACAGATTTAAAAAACTTTCCATTATTCCCTTTTTTTGTTTTATTTTTGCAATCATTTGCTGGAAACGCGGGAGAAGGTCGTGACTTGTATTTTTTTTGCGTTTTTTTATTCTTGTTGTCGCATTTTGAGATTCTTGGCATTGTATTATATAATATTATATTATGTTATATAATATGTTAATATAAAAATATTATATTCCTTAAATAAATATTCCTTAAATAAAATAATTATTCTATCGCAGATACATGAGATACATGACAATCAGGCCCACCCTAAGGCAACACCCCCCCCCCCTCCTATAACCCTACAACTACCGTCGTTGCACATACGCCTCTCCCCTCATAGTCCTTCTATTAGTCATTTTTCGCCTTCCGCCCTCTCCACAACCGACGCACCCAAGCCGGAGTCCTCCCCTCATAGTCCGTCTCCTCATAGTTCTTCGTTTTCTTACGCTACGATTTCGTTGTGCCATCTTTTACACCTTTTCTCATTTAAAACGCCCATTTTATAGAGCAAAAAAATAAGAAAAAAGCGTAAAATCAATAGTAGGAATTTCACCTACGATGGTCTAACTTTTTCCTGTTCTTCTTTTTTATTGGAACAGGTGAAAGACGAAATTTGGAAACATAATGGTCGCTCTTGTTTTTCTATCCAAGAATGTGTTAATTTCATTATGTTTATAGAAGAGTTTGCATCTCTGGTTCTAAATACGATTTTTTTGTTTTCGCAACTCACGCAGTTAGAACACTTTAACAGACGAAATACTTTATTTCCTTCCTTATCTTTATAATACTCCAAATCATTATTACAATCACAACACTTCTTACTTGTGTTGCATTCATTTATCGTTATTGTATCATATTTTTTATGAATTAATTTTCTCAACCCTTTATTCATCGTAGGCATAAAATGTTTCATTTGTGTGCTTCTACTCCAATTTCCATAACCGATTAAGATATTTTCGCCAAATGTTTCTTTAATTTTATTCAAAAATGTGTCAATTGATTTCTTACCATAACTATATTGACGAAATTTCATTTTTCGCCATGTATCACGATGGTAAAACTCCATAGTTTCTTTGTTTAGTTTATCCTTTTCAACGAGATACACTTTGAACTTTTCGTAATCAACTGATTTACTATTTTGAATTGACAGTTGTGTTTCTTTTTCAATAATACCATTTCGCTTTTTCTCTTCTAATAAAATTCGTTCGTTTGTTTTTGCTTTACTTTCTCTTTTTCTTTGTGGGGCTGTGTATTGAAGTTTGTTTCCGTTTTTATCCATCATATAAACCAAACTGCGTTTTCCGGGGTCGCAACCAACAATATTCCGTTCTTTCAAAGTATCTAATTGTTCTTTGGATAAATCCTCAATATTGTAAAAATCTTGTTCTTGTAAAATAGGAACTCTTGCACCCCATTTTTTATCCTTCAAATCCTTTCTAATAAATAATAAGCAACACGAAACACCGTCAGTTTGGATTTGGTTATGAAACTGATAATGTTTATTTTTGAATATTTTATTTTTCATATCCAAAAAGTTAATCCATACATCCTTTTGATTGTCTTTCACATTACTCAACAATTCACCCTTTTTCACTTTATTACCATCTCTGTCCTTTTCAGGGCAAAACAGATTGATTAAACTTGCAGTATCAATAATAATGTGTTTGGGAATGATGTTGTTTCGTAATGGTAGGGGTTGAAACAATTTACTTTCTTGTTTTTCCAATACAGAATTCATATACAACATTCCTTTCAAATAATCAAATGGTTTCACTTTAACATCATAATGAACTGATTTTTTGATTTCAGTAGGTAAAATGTTAGATAAATGTGTTTCTTTCCATTCATTAAATATTTCATCGGTTTCACTTAATTCCATAAGGTTCTTTTTGAATTGAAATAAGGTTGCTTTATCTTCGGTAATTTCATTTGTGGTTTTGTTAATAAATCGTAAAAAGTGTTGTATGAAACGCTCCTGAATATTGTTTGATAATGATGTGTGTATTTGTGTTGCTAAATAAGGCAATAAATAAGTTGTGTGTTTCAAATTGGTTTTTACATGGTTCAGTAAAGGTTGATATTCAGTTTTATAGAATTGTTCCAATATTTCCAATAGTTCTGTGTCTTTGCCTTTCTTTCCTCTATTATCACGATTTCCTAATGTCTTGATGCTATACAAAATAAATGTTTCATCTACATCAGGTAACGGTAGATTATTATTGTATTGGTATAAAACATACAACCGAATAAATTGATAAGTATGAATAACCAAATCATTCATTTCAAAAACCAAATGATTTATTAATGGTTGCATCGTATCACAATTCACTAAAATGGTTTTCAAGGGTATTTTGAATGTTTTGTATGCGGATTTTTCATTATTCCTAAACTCTTTGAATTCGTCCTTTTTCTTCCTTTTCATTTTATATACTATTATAATATTTATTTTTAAGTCATTTAAACGCATATTATATAAATATAATATGTTATAACAACTAACAGAAATGGAACAAACGATTGAAAAAGAACACACATATTATTGTGAATGCTGTAATTATAAATGTATGTATCCTGCACACTGGAAACAACATTTAGAATGTGAAAAACATAAAAATAATGGGATAAGAAAGACCAGAAGTGATAAGGTATTTGAACCAAACTGTAAAATATGTGATTATACGACTACGCGAACGACCAATATGAAACTTCATTATTTGAATAACCACGCAAATAAAGAAGAAAGGAAAAAGGAATTTAAATTTTATTGTGAAGCATGTGATTTTGGTAATTTTTCAAAAGGATTATTTAAGTTGCATATGGAAACAAAACATCCATTTTGATTGTGGAATCTATTTCAAATTTATCTATTTAATGAGGGGTTTGTAGATACAAAATGCCGTGTTAATTTATTTGAGGCCCTCGTTGTGAGGGAGGCAATGAGGTAAATTTCGCCCATGGTCGGTTATACCGAAATCTACAATATTCAATTAATTTCTTAATAATTTCAACAGTTGAATAACCATCTAATTCGAACGTTTCATCAACAGGCAAATTATTCGTTTCTCCTAACCTTGTTTCATCCCATAAATTATGTTTATTATAAATTATTTTAGAAACTATATGTGCGTCTACTTTACCTTTATGAGTATGAATTACAATTGCCTTCCTCATAAAGTCTTTATCAAATAAATCAATTATTTCTTTGTTATATTGAAAATCACTTCGTGCGTCATAGTCAAATCTTTTGTGTCCGTTTAATTTCCATTCATCATCATACCATTCGTTGTATTTACAGTTATCACATAACGTTCCCAGACGACAATAATCACCCTCGGGTTTTTCACATAATTTTCTACTAGGTGTTGGAAATATTCGTTGCCCCAATTTAATACGGACATACCTTTCAATATCATATTCTTTAATTTTGTTCATGTATTTTTCAATACAATTAACACATTTTTCACACCTTATGCACGGTATTTGTAATGAAGATAAACTAATGGCATTTGCCATTTTTATTAATGTTTTGGCATCAACTTCGAACCACGGTTCGGGTCTATTTTCGCTACTTGTTTTATGTGTGTTGTATATTTCAAATATATATATAATCATACCATCATTAATATATGCAACATCTGCTTGTTTAGATAAACCATTATATACAAATCTATGTTCAATAACTATATTTGATGTTTCAGTCATTACAGGAATTTCAAATTCATCATATCGGTTACATTCACAACAGCTTCTAATAAATGAAATTGGGATTTTTCTTTCCAATAAAGATTTAAGTAAATTTTTTGCTTCTTTGTGGATTTGACTTTCGGTCGGATTACCATAATGATGACATGGATTTATACAATCAACTTTGTGTCTAAAATGATGAACTCTTACTTCACCATTGACTAGTATTAAATCCTTATTACATTCAGGACAAATATATTCATCTTTTTTATTTGCTATTTTAGGATAGACATATTCACCAGTATTTTTATTGATTGCGCCAAGAGATAATAGTTGAGACATTGTTGTTGGTTCGTTAATAACAATTATACTATTAATTTTTATTTCAATTTATTTAATTTTAGAAATTCAATTTTATAAATAATTATTATATATGCCTCATCAAAAGAGACGTGATTATAAAGAAACAGCCGTCCAATATTATTTAGTTGAAGATAAGTCCCAAGAAGAAGTTTGTAAAATATTCAAATGTTCCAGACGAAGTTTGATGCGTTGGGTGGATAAATACAAAAAATATGGGAAAATTACTGGATATGAAAGAATACCAAAAGCATATAAGGTGCATAAAGAACATGTGGATTTTTTATTACAAGAAATCAAGCATAATAAAACCATAACGATTGAAGATTTATTGCTTTTACTGAAAAATAAATATCCTGATGTAGATTTGAATAAATCACATATAAGTCGTATTATACACGATAATAATATTACTTTGAAAATGACGAGAATACGACACGAACCTGTAAAGCGATTTGGTAAGGATATTGATATAAATAAAAGCATAAAAGAGTTTTACGATGAAGTCAAAAAATACAAAATAGAGGATATTATTTGTATAGATGAAACCTCCATAAAGTCATTACAAAAGCGTAACCGCTGTTATAGTGAAAAAGGGAAAAGATGTGTAATAAAAACACAATCACAAGAAGTATTCAAAAAATATACAGGTATATTTGCAATCTCTTATAATGGTGTTTTAGGTTGGGATTTGTATGATAAAGGAGGAATTGATAGTGATAGATTATATGAATTTTTAGAAAAATAT